CGGATAACAAAGGATTGTGGCGTAAGTTTGCCAGGACTACGCAAAGGTTCAAGAAACGCCTAGAGGCGGCGCATCATGTAACGCAATGTTACGTATCGCCATGCCTGGAGTGTGACTTAAATGCTAAAGCCAGAAACCGCCTACTGTCTTATGTGCGTGATGCTCTTCCTACTTGCATACCTGTTGATAATCCCTATGGGCAACGGTGCCTCAAAGGATACGTCTGTGAAAAGCATGGAGTTAATCCTAGTATATCTGGGTCGTGTATAGTTGATCTGGATGGTATTGATGGGGCTAAGGTAGACGTAAAGAAATGGGTGGAACGGTATAGGCATTGTGCGCTAGCCTTTTATTGGGAGCCGTTTATGAACTGCATCAGGAGCGATAAGTTTGTGCTACCTATGCAGCGCAACTGTAAGTATGACTCGTCAATCTTTGATTATATAAAGGGTATATTATGCCGTTATTTTTTGCCTCCATCGTCCGCCACCTGCTCACTCTAGCCGCTGGCTCGCTACTGACTATTGGCGTATCTGAGTCTGATGCTCATGAGCTTGCTAGAGCTGCGGAGCCAGTTGTAGCTGGTGCAGTGTTGTACGGTGCTTCCCAGGCTTGGTCGCTCGTAGATAAGAAGAAGAAGCGCTAGATATCTGAGTCTATACGGTAACGCTTAAACCGTAAGGGACTCTCTTCAGAAGCGGCTGAAGCATTATCAGCGGGGCTATTCTCTACTATGTAAGCAATTATATGGGGGAAGATGCCCTTTTCTTTTGTCTGGTCTAAATGGCGTTTGAAATACTTGTTTGCTGCCTGCCGTATTTGATAGGCAAATCCGTCTCCATCGTAAAGGACTAAACTAAGGTAAGTTAAGTTAAACTCTGTTGATTCTAAGTCGAATAGAAACCAGCGTAGGCGCTCAAACTCAGCTACGGCGTTACCATGGGTGCGAGACTTAGGGTTGTACTGGAATCTGTCAATGTCTCTAAAGTTATTGCAGTTCTCGTAGCGTTGTAAGCGGTCGAAAAAGAAGCAGTAATCTTTCAAAGCTCGTTCTATTACTGCAAGCCACAACGTGCGTTCTGGAGACTCTGTGATTAGTCGTTCGGTATCGTCGTTGCTATACAGAGCTTTTTTTGACAAGCGCTATCCAATCTTCCAAAAACATTGTCACTAGCCAGGGTCGATTGTTTTTGCGGTGCATGACTGTTGGGATGTTATCCCCGCAATCTCTTGTAGCTTGGTCTATAGCCTTGTCTACGTTTAGGTTCTGCACTCGCTTACATTCGATGTGGAACTGGGCTAGTTCGGTGCAGATTACATCAGAGTCGCCAGCGGTGCCACAAAATTGCTGGGTGCGGCGAGCGGTAAAGCCATGTTCTTTTAGCTTATTGGCTAGCTCTCGCTCTCCCGCTGCGCCCTTAGCCCTTGAGTTTGTCATTCTTCCTCCTTCGGCGGCTCAGGTAGCTCTTGCCAGTGCGTAACTTGTCCTTCTCTTGCTTCAAATCCATAATCCCACTCCCATATTTCAATGTTGTTAAATTGCGGAGGTGGCAAAGGTTCCCGCTTTACTTTTCTCATGCAAGCCAGTCCGTACAGTCCATCTTTTATGACAAGCACATCTTGACCTAATTCCGGCATCCTTTCTTTTACGCTAATCCACTGCGGCGCTGCGGCTTCTGCATCTTGCCAAAGGGTTCTAAACCCTTCGTTTTCGTCAGCTAACCCAGAGATAATGTCATTAAGTTCTTTAATCTTTTCTTCATAGGCAACCATTTTATCGGTCTGGGGAATGTGGTTGACCATTTTGCTGACGTCAGCATTATGGTCTTTGGCGGCTTGGTAGCCTTCCTGCCACGCCTTGTCTAAATCAACCTCTTCCAGAGCTTCTTGATACGCTGCTTTTGCATCATCCTTATCCTTGAACAGCTTCAGCCGAAATCCAGTTTCTTCAAATAGCTGATCCTTTGCGGCTTGGTAGCCAGCGAGGAAACCAGCATTGTAACCATACATAGCGCAAGCATTTGCAAGGCTATGGTCTGTAGTAGAATTTTTTATCCATTCTGCTGCGGCATCCGCAGCCATGTTTTGTAATGTTTTGTCCATTTTTTACTCTTTTAATGCTTTTGTCGCCTCTTCAAACATTTTTCTTATGCTCGTCATAGCATCTTGAAAACCATTCACAAATGCTTGCGAAACAGTCTTATTATTTAACCGCTCAAATACGTTTGCTGCTATTTTCTCAGCTAAAGCTAAACTTATATCGTTTGCGTAATTAGCAGCTCTTACTTGCATCACATAATTTGTCCCTGTTATTTCGCCCTCTTTATATCCCAAATTGTAATCTTCTAATTCTTCAGCTGTTTTGCTCATCTTTAGTTTCCTCAATCGCTCTAGCTATTGCGTCTGACAGCAACATCTTTTTTTCGCCCTTCAAGTTTAGTGCGAAATCTACGCCTTCTAAAAAAGCTGATGTCACTGCTTCTATTCCTATTCTAGCGCCAAGAGCAAAACAACATCCTTGCCAACGACTAGCGTGTTGCTTTGCTGCTTTGAAAACGAGAGATTCTAATTCATCAAGCCCTTCTTCCCATAACTCTTCAGGTGTCTTACTCATATTAAACTTCCCAATCCTATTCCCAGTATTAAAAACATTATATTTTTAAACGATATATAATTTTTATGAACAGAAGCTCCATCTTCAAATCCTATACTCCAGCCAGCAAAAAGCGGATGAATTGGGTCAAAACCAACATCTTTAACAGCGATATTTTTTTGTTTTAGCCATTGTGTATAAGCCTTTTCCATTAACTTGAGCTTTTCTTCAGGTGTCTTACTCATACTTACCTCTCAAACGAGTCCATATCCCATAGCTTATCCTGGGAGACAAACCACGCCTCTTTATAGCCGCCAGGATTGCCTCTGTTGCCCTTTTCTACGGCGTTATACCCTTCCAGCCAGCCAAGCAATTTAACGCTGCTACGGCTAACGTACGTCAGTATATAACGCCTATCTGCTGGGTCGTTATCTCTAAATACTAACTTCCCATCTTTCTTTCGTACTGCCCTAACCTCTACGTCGTGCCCAAGGTCTGCCAGGTCTTTAAAGGTGCCATGAGTTAAGCGCTGTTGCTTGCCTAACCACTGCGATACTTTCAGTTCTGCCAGTGCTCCAATAGTGTGGATGTAGATCCCATCTATAGAACTAAGCGATTGAAACCTGTCTTTGCAGCCTAATAACTCTGCCTCGTACTGCCTGACTTCGGCGCACTTAACAGCTACAAACATTTCTTTGAAGGTATAGGGCAGCGTAATCATGATTAGAACGGGATATCATCGATGTCTTCATGCTTAGCTGCGCTTGGCTTACCGTTAAAACCACCGGACGCCATATGCTCAGTGTTATGCTCTGCTCTGTTGTGAGCATAGCTAACGGCCTGCTTGAGAAGCTCGATTAAGCGCTCCGCATCCTCTTTAAACAGGTATTTGCTCTCCTTGTACTCTCCGGTGTTCTTATCCTTATACGTCTTGCGGATGGTAATGCTCATACCGCCATTTCTGGTCTCCCAGACTGCTACGTCTACGCCTTTATCTCTAAAACTCTGTACTGGTTTATTCATACTTTTCTGTATCCTCTTTACTGTTGTTTCTAAAACACTATTGAACTTTACAAACTGCCTACTGTTTTGATAACCTAAACTCCTCATATATTCCCACCCGTTGCGTAACTTTCACCTCGCAGCGGGTTTTTTATTTCTTCAACTACATCAAAAGCCCAGCGAAGTCCGTCTGCCTGACCTTTCTCAAAGTCAGACAAACGCTCTTCTGTTTTGAACTGCTCAAGTAGCCTACGAATCTCTGTTTCAACGTCGTTTACGATTGATCCAGTGTGCGAGTGCTTCATTGATGTTGTCCGTTATTCGTGTACCTGTTTCAGCGCTATATGACTTCAAAAAGCGCACGTATGCTTCTTCTATAATCGAGGTGAATCTGACTGCCCCTGGTCGTGGTGCATCTGCTCGTTTCTCTTCGACTATTACCTTCTTTTTTCTCATCTGTTACTACCATTTTTAGTCTAGTTATTAGTTTTAGGCGTTTAGCCTTCACTTGCTGTTTCATCTTTCACATCCTCTGTGATCGCTTGTGTTAGTCGTTGCAGCCGTATTGATGAACGCCATACGGTGCCATACATGTGCTTTGCTTCGCAGTTCTTTAGGTATCTCTCACCTGCTGGTCGTTGATCCTCTGGAAGCAAGTTTAAGTCATAGAACGTGGTCTGTGCTTTTCGCTTCGGAGCATCAAACGGCTGTACTTCTACCACATCACCATGAACAAGCGGGTCTATTGGTGGTGGCTCATACGCTTTAGGAGGTGCAAACTCTGATGGCATCTCTTCTGCTGTATAGAGTCCTCCCAACTCATTGATGAACGCCTCTCTGATGGCCAATGACTTCGCGCACTTCGAGAGCATTATTGACGGCATCGTTTTCCATATAGGAGTTTGCTTGCCGTATTCTGCCATGTATGCCGTAGCAATAGACGGAAAGCGCCTATCCTTGCGGTACACCTTAGCTGTTGCAGCTACTAGCCCCTTTTCTTCCCACTCAAACTCAACCTCCATGCCGTCATAAGCGGGATGGGAGTTGGCGATTTTGAGAAACCCGTTTATGCCGGTCATCAACTGCAATCTGCCACCTGCCTTAATTGCCCAGATTTCTTTTGTGGCTGGGTTTAGCCCCGTAGCTCTACACATCTCAGCGAACAGCATAAACTCTGGGTCAGTAAGACCTGGAGCGACTGTGTTGCGTAATGTGTTAAGCATCTCGATATTGTTTGTTGTTACTATTTCTTTACTCATAATTACTCCATTCTAAATCATCATAGCCAAAGGGTGACGACGGTATGCGCCGCAACACTTCGTTTTCTACTGCCTCTGTGAACTCGTCTGCGTCTAGCTCTAGTTTAGTCGCTATTGCTTGCGGGTCTTCGTCCCAATCAATCTCGAACCAAGCCTCTTGAAACCGCTTACCCGACACGTAGAACTCGTATCCTTTGCATCGCAGCGTAAAGAATCCGTCGAACTCTTTTACGACCTCAATGGCATCTTTCATACGTCCACCTCGTACTTGTCTGGCGTAGCGTTAAAGACGCAATCGTCAATTTGTTCTAGTAGTAGCTCCGACGGTTGCTGACAGTCAGCGCATAGTTTGTTCCAGCCTTTTGTTGGCTCAAACGATAAACGCCCGTCATCTTCTTTACGTGCTTCCACGTCGAAAATGGTGCCGTTGTCGTGTTGTAGCCTGTAAAAAGGGTATGACAGCGAAATAAGTCTCATATATTCCTCCCTTGTTAAGTTGTTGTGGACAGTATCAGTACACAGTAGAAAGCGCTAGTACCTTTTTTGCATATTGTTGACCCTCGCTACATTTAACTCGCCCACAGTTGTAGACTGTTAGTGCTCTGCGTAAGTCACCATGCTGATCTAACTCTTCTCTGAGTATCTGTGCTCCACAGCGTAGGTTGGTTGTCGCATCCCACAAATGATCGGCGTCACGTAGTCCGCAACGCCTCGCATTGAATGGCATGATCTGGGCTATACCCCTGGCACCGACTTTAGATACGGCTTTGGGGTTGTAAGCACTCTCGACCCTGACAAGAGCCTTGAGCACTCTACGTGATAGCCCGTATGCGTCAGCGGCTCGCTCTACTTCTGCCTCGAGTAAGCCCCTAGAAGCCGCCACAGGACGCTTTAGCAAGCGCGCCTGATGGTAGACTAGGGTCTCTGGAAGAGATGTATAGCAAGCCACTAGGACCAGGGCAGCGACTATCCAGCCGCCACCCTGTTGTTCCTGGCTCACTTGCGACGCCCTACTGTTGCGGAGACTGCTTCGGTTGGGTCATCGCCTAGCACGTAAACTCTGACGCCGATGACACAAGTGACAACACCAACGAAAAACGCCACATGCAACACAGTGACGGCGATACCCGTAGGCGTGAAAAGTAGTTCTTTGATTGCTTTCATATATTCTCCTTACTTTAAGTTATCCACAGGTTGTGAACAGTCAGCCCATAGGTAACATTTTAGTGGTACATTATGGGTCTGCTGCGATTCCTGGCGTTGATCAACCCTAGTTATCCACAACTTGCCGCCCATCTCGATGCCTGTACAACCTGACGCCAGTACGCTAACTGCCGCTAGCAAAATGATCGTTAGAAGTGTTGTTCTCATATATTCCCTTTTCATTTACACGTTTAACTACCAACCAAGATCGAAACCTTTCATGGGCTGCCCGTTTGCACCGTTTGGAACGATACGCTGAACGGTTTCTTGCCCTGTCAGGTCTCTATCAAAGATATTTACTTTTTCCCTCGTGGTCGTAACCACACTATAGCCTGTTCCCCATGGTCCATTGTCTTGAGGGACTGGCAACACTGGCTGAACTGGTAGCCCGTACGATGGTGCTACTTGTTGCGGCGGTAGTGGCTGCAAGCCCATTGACTGCCGCAATGCGTCCAATGTTGGGTTGCCTGACTGAGCCAGAGCTACGCTTGGCATGAATGCTAGTGCGATCATGTATTTTTTCATGGTGTTCTTCCTATACTTCCTCATTTGGTGGTGTGTTTTTCCATTGTTTCAAGCTTTCTAAGGTATCTGGTAATGGCTCCGCATCCTTTTTCAAGTAGCAGTTAGCGCCCATAAACCCGATGCCATGATAGCCTTTACGCAACCATTCCTGATCCCAAGTCACAGGTGGCTTGCCTACTTTTTTATAGTAAGCAAGCAATCCAAGCCTGAGCTCCTTATAGTCGTTAAAACACAGCCAGACCGCTTCGGGCTGATTATCTCCGACTGTGTTTAACTCTATAAATGCCTGTACTTTTTCTTCTACTGTCATTTGTTAAGCTTCCACCGATTGAATAGGCTTATCTGCTGGATACCAAACATGCGACGGCTGATCTGGCCTATCAAGAGCGATGCAACGAATGGCGAAGTTGATAGTTTCGCAAAACTCACGAGCTGGCATTCTGCGATTGCATACTGGGTGCGACTCGCCGCCGTTAGCCATGTATTCGCTAATGATAAAGCCACCGTAAGTAGCATTGTAATCAAGAAACCATGCGCCAACATCTTTATAATCCTTAGCAATTCGCTTGCCCAACACCTTGCAAAGTTCGGTAAACCTAGCTTCTGCGTTCTTTCGTGTGTATCTGTCCATATATTCCTCACTCTGGCTTGATTGCCATGCCTAACAGTACCACATACGATGTACTGTGTACAGATATAGTTTCGGATAATACAAAAATAACTTGAGGCAATATCTTTTAATTTGTATATTGGTATCACAATGATCTCTATGAGGTGATATGCAAATTGGTGATAAATATAAGAAACAAAAGAACTTTTCGAAGGAAACAATACAGCAGAGAAAATGGCTAGCAGTGTTTCCTATGTTTCTCAATTATAAAGTCAAAAAGTGTATGATTTTATCTTTGATACACGAGTATGAGATTCACGACTTAGACTTTGATTTAAGCATCCAAGAAATCAGCGAGCTTGTTCATATGCCAGCAGTGACGGTAAAGCGTCACATTAAGGCTTTGGTGACTAATGGGATTTTGACAAGTGAAAAAATAGGTCGTCGACGCAAACTAAAAATTGGCGTAGAGCAATAAAAAAGCCGACGTTGGAGCGTCGGCCCGAACATGTAGGAAACAAAATGAACTTAACACAACCTGGCTTTTTTCGCCAAGTGTTTGAGGTCTATCTCGACCTTGGACTCAGCTACCACCAAGCGGCTCTAGTAAATTACATTCACCGTTGGAATGACACAGGACAACAATGTTTCGCTGCCGTCGAAACTATTGCGTCGGACTTGAGGCTTCCAATGCGAACCATGCGGAGAGTTATCGACCGTTCCATAGCTGATAATATCATCTCAGGCAGTAGCAGTGGAAAGGGTAGGGCAAGAGTCCTTAAGGTGACCGATGCATTCCTGCAACGGGTCAGGCTACAACTAGAAACCCAAGTGGCCAAAGTGGACACTTCACCCTCTGAAACTGCACCTGAAGTGGCCAAAGTGGACACTAGAAGTGGCCAGATTGTCACTCCAAGTGGCCATTTTGTCACAGCAAGTGGCCAAAGTGGACACCTATCTAAACTTATATCTATATCTATATCTAAACTTAATGATCTAGATACGCGTATAGACGATTGTAAAACTTTGAGTGTAAGTGAGGAACAAACCATGGCGGAACGAAAAGCAGGACAGGCGAATCGAGAGTGGTGGAGTGCTCTCGCTGAGTCAGAGAAGAAAGATTTACTTGCTCAGGTAGAAGCCTTCGGGACCGTCTTCGATAAGAAACTTTGCAAACCTGATACTGACATCGGACTGGCTATTTTGCGACGGTATGCCACTCAAGCGCCTGAAAGTGTCATTAAACAGCCCCAGGATGGCCAAGGTTAAACGATAATGGGGCAGGGTAGGGGTACCCCTAGGCTACAAGTTGGATGCAACCTAGGGGCTTATAGGGGCTACACGCTAAATGGTCTGGTGATAATCTCTTTACAATTCTTGGAAAGGTAGCTTTCTCCTTCGGGGATTACCCAGTAACCAACTACAGTGTCAAAACAAGGGTCTTTCAATCCTCTTGTTTCATAGCCAGTGACAAGGTGAAGCGAACCATCTTCACACCACACACGAGTACAACTTTTTAATTTACCGCTACGTTGTAAATCGGCTCTTAATGCAGCCACTATCGGTGAACCATGTATTTTTGTCGGTTTCATATATCCTACCTCGTTACTAAACAGATTATACCCACGATGCCGCTGACTAACGGCGCTGCTATGCTCAAGATGCGGTCGAATGTATTTTCGCTCATATATTCCCTTTTGGTTAGTTAGCTTTAATTTCTACAGCGTCACCGATATACCTAAGACCATCACCAGTGCCAAAGGCAGGTGAGTACGTCCACCCGTAATCGTTAGAGCCATACTGCTCGTTCGCTACAGATTCACAACTAGCGTTGCTGCTACCTGTAATTGTCGCTATATGCTCGTTAGTCTCAATGCTGTAAACGTATAGTATGCTCATATATTCCTCGCTACTCGCACTATTGCGATTATCGGGCACCCAATGGATGCCCTGTAATCACACTAGAACGTAAAATCCTTAATCGCCTCGTCATAGCTATCACACTGCTTCACTACAGCGTGTAGTGTTGGCTCTCTGCTATCAG